TCTTTGTCAATAAGACTAAGAGTCACAACGCCATCAGCGTCAGACTGAAACTTGACATCATTGATATCGTACACAGCAGATGCTTTCTGCATTGCAAGGATATCTTCCTGAGTCAATGAGAACTCCATGTCAGCACCAGGAAAACGAACATCTTTCTCAGGTGCTGCTTTCAAAGTAATCTCTGGATTGGAGAAGTAATACTTTGCACTACGACTACCAGATTTGATAGTCACGTACTCATTGTTGCTGAATACAAGAACAGGATTAACAAAAAGAGATACACCAGTAAGGAACTGGTTGAGATCATAGATCCCAAAAGATTGCGGGAACGACTCCACAGCATTGAACTGGGCGACCACGTTCTCGCCAACACTAATGGTCTTCAATTTGTTACCTTCACGGATCAAAATTGAACTATTGATGGTGGAGAAATTCTTCAACACCGACATAGTTTCAGGTGAAATAGTAACGTTGCTCATCGATTATAAGGTTCTGTGTTAGAGGGTTTGTAATGGTCGTCAAAGTGGAGCAGAAGCATGGCGTAGTGAATAACCTTCAGAAGGTCTTTCTTGTTTTTGCCATCTTTCGATCCGTAGCGACTGCCATACTTGAGGATGTTTGCTTGGCAGAATGCAGAAGCAAGATCCTTTGCTGCCATCAGATCAATAGTCTGGATATCTCGAAATCCAGGTTCTGCAGCAGTGTAGTGACTACGGTAAGTGCTGCTTACATATTCCTGAATGTCTTTTAAAATTTCTTGTTCGTCATAACGAAATTGGTGATTAGTCACTGGTTCTTCACTCATACTTTAGTCTTCCCAAATATGTTGGAGATCATCATGATAGCACTGTTTTATCGTGCCGTCAAGTCTTCGGACAAATAGTTTCATGTTATGTCCACCGATAATGCGAACAGTCTCGCCGTTTTTTAACGTAGCGAGACTGCCAACATAACCATGAAACTCAAGCTTCGATTTCTTTTGCTTTGTCATCGATTGCTTCGTAGAAGGACATGAAAGATTCTTTTGTTTCATCATCAAAACGGTTAGTACAAACTTCAATTGCTTTGGAACGCTTACCGAAAATACTGTAAGCACGAATGATGTGGACGAGACGACGAGTGGAAATGATCTCATCAACACCACCTTCTTTGAAGGTACGGCGAATCTGGTCTGCCCAGAAAGCAAGTTTCTGACAGAACTCGGAGTCATCCATACCCAGTTCAGAACAGACACCCTCAAGGATACGCTGTTCAATGGTAGGAGTTGGATACGCTTGCTCAAAGGTGAGAGCAAAACGCTCAAGGAATGCTTCGTTCAGCACGTTGGTGCCAATAAAGCGACCATCATCAGAACCCTTACCCTTGGTGTTGGCAGTAGCAACAATGGTGAAACCAGGAGCAGGTTGGACGTAACGACCAGTCTTCTTCAGGAAGATACCTTTACCTTCCAGGATGCTTTGCAGACACAGGATCTTGTTAGATGCAAGATCAATCTCATCTAGAAGCAGCACAGCTCCCCTCTCCAAAGCATCGATGACTGGTCCGTTATGCCAAACAGTGTTGCCATCAACAAGACGGAAACCACCAATAAGATCATCCTCGTCTGTTTCAATAGTGATGTTCACACGAATGATCTCTCTATTTAGAACAGCACATGCCTGTTCAACAGAAAGAGTCTTACCGTTACCTGACATACCAGTGATAAACACAGGGTAGAAGATACCAGAGTTGATGATCTTCTTTACATCAGAAAAGTTTCCGAAAGGGACAAAGGTGGAATCTTTTTGAGGAACAAGATTGAGTTGTTCCTGAGCAGGAGCAGCAGAAGGTGCTTGATAGGTCTGCTCCAATTGCTCGGCAGTCAAAGACCAGCGACCGTGACCGACCTTGTATTGCTCAAGACGCTTGCAAATTGTGGGGTAGGAAACACCCTCACGATCGGCAGCAGCACGAACTGCATCTGCACCAAAGTCATTGCCATAGTTCTCGGAGAAGAACTTGTGGAGTTGGATCATGTCGATGTTGGAAGTGCGGGGCATAGTTGGTTTTGTGTCGATGTGAATAGTATAAGGGAAGAGTGGGTAGAGTCAGGGGCAGAGTGGACAGTTAATCAACTGACCAGTTCTGCGAAGGAAGAAAGAATCTTCTTGTTAGTTCTCTTGGTTTTCATCATTGCACGGAATGCTTTAGCAACATCCTTATCGGATGCTTCTTCGCTCACATTGAACTCAGCATTCTCTTCTAGTTTAGCATGAGACATGGCATACAAACTGTCATAACCGAGACTATTAATTTCATATGCTTTGTTTTTACGCCACAGTTTCATTGCAGCAATGAACTCAGGAGTATCACCAAAGCGATTCATGTTCAAAGAACCACGAAGGAGATGCCCAAAGTCAGAACCAGCCAGGATACGGAATCCAATCAGGTTAACTTCTGGGAAGCAATCCTTGACATTTTTAAGAAGAACAGTAGTCACATAACCCTGATAACTATCATCAAAGTTCTTGTAGACGTTACCAGTCTTGCGACAACGAAGAGCATTACGAGGACCAACCATGTTGTTGCCAAGATAGTTGAGGTCACTGTTGTACTTGCGAGACAGATCAACTTTATATGAAATGCCTGCACTTTCGCCATCAGACAAGACTACAGCATTGACTTTCTCAACATCATACTTCTTTTTGAACTGGGGAATGATCTCGTGGAGACAAATGATTGCCTCATTGAGAGGAGTTCCAGACAGTTCCAAACCACAAGGAACAATGAAATCACTCCAGTTACGACGGTCAGTGTTGTATGCCAGACGATAGAGATTACGGCAGTCAACCTCAAATTTTTTAGTTGTGGTGTCGGAAGTCAGCAGGTTGAGAAGACTGAACCTTTTGTGAAGGTCGAGATGACCATCTACAGGCACACACTTAGGAGCAACAGGTGCTTCAGGATCAACTTCATCATCATCTTTCCACAGAATCGAGTCATGCCACTCGTACGTAAAAGCGTACACGTCAAAGGGAATTTGAACCTTACGGCAGAACCACGCCAGATTGAGAAGTTGCTCAACTGTAGGTTGCATACAGTTACTCATCGAACCAGACCAATCAAGAATGAAAATCAACCCGTGGTTTTTACCTTCAGGAATAACAGACACTTTCTTGAAAAGGTCGTCATTGTACTTATAAGTATGTAGCATTTTGGTGTCAAGAACACCAGTTCGTGCAGTAGATGCCCTGGAGTAAGCAGCAGCAGACTTCCTCATCTCAAACTCTTTGACGAGGTAGTTAACTTCCTTTTGACAATCTTTGCGATACTGATTGTAACGAGCATCTGCTCTCTCAAAAGGATCACCAAAGTGCTTAACACGCTCTTCATAGAAAGTGTTATAGCTCTTATTGATGTGATCGTGAAGAGCACTGTTAGGAACAACTACCCGATCAAGATTGATCTTGGGAATTTCAACATAATCAGTTTCACTGATCCAGTTGTCCATCTTGGCAAGTTCTTCGAGTGACTCATCGAAAGCACGTTGAGTTTCAGAAACCTCTTCGTCAGGACCAGCACCTTCTTTACTGTAAGAAGGAGTATCAAGATCTGCAGCATCTTGACTACGATCAGAACGATGATCTTGATCAGGATCACTGTCAGTGAACCACTCCCTGCTCTCACCATCTTCACCTTCTTCCTGCTGTTCTCCTTCTTTCTGAACAGAAGGTGCAGATTCCTGATCTTTAAATTTTGTTTTCAGATGCTTAACAACTTCTTCAGCAATGAAGAGTACATCAGCAAACGTCTCAGCAGACTCGACATCGGAAACAATGCTCTTCTCCCACTCATCAAGGAAAGGAATGCGAGCATGGGTTCCGATCTTGAAGTGCAAGTTGAGGCGATCAATGAAAGACATGTCTTCCAGATCAACATCAGCGATACCGAAAAAGTCTTCTTCGTTCAGTTCTTGATATCCCTTATAGAAAGTCTTTGCAAGACCAGCGTACTTACGCTTCATCAGTTTTTCAATACGTGCATCTTCAATCACGTTGACGTAATCGGGAGGCACAGGAACGCTTGTAGAACGCCTCCAGTCGTCTGCTGGGGTGAAGAGAGCATGACCCACTTCATGACCCACCAGGAGGTCGTATACAGTGCCAGAGGCATCCCAGATAGGAAGACATAGAACACGGTTCACAACGTCAAAAGATGCTGTGGAAACTTTCTTGTGCTCAATGACAAGGTTCTCAGTTGCCAGCAGACGGGCGAGAGTACCTTTGACTTGATGATCGACGTGCATGTTCTTCGTTTGAACTGAAAGTATTATAAGCCATAAAAAAGGAGGGTCTTACCCCTCCTCGCCCAGTTCATTAACTGTCTCCTTCATGACACTGAAGTTCTTGACCTTCTGGCACTTCCAGGTCGCATGGAACTTGTCGTCCATAGACTCTTTGTGACTAATGACGAAAACATTAGTGCTGTTATCAAAGTTTCGGAGGATCCAACCAAGATCAGATGAACCTTCTGTGTCTAGAGATCCATCGAAGATCTCGTCTAGAATAAGTAGGTTAGTATCCACAGAACTCTTAAGTTTAGCAACAGCCCTCCAAGTAAGCAGAAGAGCAATATCAATACGAGATTTTTCTCCCTCACTGAAAGACTCGTAAGAGAAAACATCTCTATGTCTAGATTTAATAGTCTCTTCAAAATTTTCATTGAGTGTAAAATTAACGTAGAAATCCATGTTTGATAGATACTCGTTGATGAGTTTGTTCATCACTGGTAAGTATCTCTTGATAATTCTAGTCTTGATGCCGTTGTCCTTAAGAAGCATTGCTGCTGCTTGTAGACATTCTCGTTCTTGTTTTACGTGGATAAGTTGTTCTCTGGCATCCGTTAATGCAGACTCATATTCTTCAAGTTTAGAATACGCTTCTGTTTCTTTCCCCTTAGTTTGAGTAAGAGATTGGACTTCTTGCTGGGTCTCATCAATTTGGCGCTGAATCCTGCTAATTGTAGTGTTAGCAAAAGAAATCTTAGAGCTGTAATCATTAATACTGGTAGTCAATTCAGTAAATGTTTTATTCCTCTCCTCTTCCTGAGAGATAGCACTTTCGATTTCTTCAAATCCTTTATTGAGTTCTTTAATAGCACTCATGATTGAAGAGAGTCGATCGTCCTTGACATGCTCATCAATTGATTGCCCGCATGTAGGGCAACTTTCATTCTCAGTAAAGAACTTATGTTCCTTTTCGTGAGTTGAATATTTCTGTTGAATTTTACCTTTGAAGGTATTGAGTTTCTTTAATTTTTCTGCTGCTCCTGCATAATCGGAGACTTCGTTACTGAGATAGTTGATTTCCTTAGTGAACTCTTCGATGTTGCTGCTTTGAATTTTTTGCTCGGCAGACAGTTCGGTAATTTTGTTCTCTTTAGATACAACCAAATCTTCGGTCTTCTTTTGGAGATCATCAATAAAACTCTTTTGCATTTCAATTTTTTGGTCGAGAGTATCAATCTGATAATCTCTGTCTTTCATCTCTTCAGTAACATACTTAACCTTTTCTTTGAGGTTTACATTCATCGTAGAAAAAATTTGAATGTCAAGAATGTCTTCAATAATTTCTCTACGTGATGCCAAAGGCAATCTCATAAAAGGAATGAAGTTAGAAGATCCTAGAACCACAATCTGAGTAAAAGATTTATAGTTCATTTTGAGAATGTTTTGCTCCAACTGCTTCTGTTGATCCAAAGCAGATGATTCTTGATTCCAAAGTTGATTATTACAGTAAATTTCAAACTTTGCAGGTTTGATACCACGAACGATCTTGTAATCATTTTTGCCAATAGAGAACTCAGTCTCAGCAAGGCAATCTTTCTCGTTGATACTATTGACTAGTTTAGGTTTATTGATCTTACGATACGGTTTACCAAACAACGAGAAAGTTAGAGCATCAAGGATGGTAGATTTACCAGCACCATTTTTTCCAACAATCAGATTAGTTTTGTTTTTAGTCAAATCAACTTCAATAAACTGATTGCCCGTAGACAAAAAGTTTTTCCATCGAATTTTTTTAAAAGTAATCATTTAGTCTTCAAGGTCCTTTGGTGGTACTAGAAAATCATCTACGCCAATAATAGCGTACTTTTGGTCCCTATCCTCACATGCTGTGACAATTACTTCTTCGTCTACCTCAATAATTTGAAGTTCAGGATGATCAGTAACTTCAGACATCTGCATGTAATAACGTTCTACGTCATCCTCACACTCAAAAATAGGAATGATCTGCTCGCCCTCATCACTGATGATTGAGAATACGCCTTGATCATCTCCTTGTAGTGTGAGTATAAACATTAGACAGTTTCGCAACTTTCAATATATAGGGTTCGCATAATAGACTTGAGTTCGGTTTTACTCACCTTCATTTCAACCTCATCAATGTATTCATTGAGTAGTGAAAGTGTGTCAGTAACCTCAAGGTTAATGTCAACATCTTTAGTATCATTTTCAACCAAAGTCTCAATGATCTTTAGATCTAGGACAGGTGCATTATGCAGGTCATCTACAAGTTTATCAAACTTATGAAAGTCTGTTTTTTCTTCGACAACCAACTTAACGTAAGTGTTCTTAAAAGCATCAACATCGATGTCCACAGGTTGGGTATCATCGTAGTAGATTTTTTTAAAAATTTCATATGGATTTTTGACAAATCCTAAAGTGTTTTTTGTGGGTTCGTAAAGATGAAATCCACGAACTTCCTTGTAGTCATTCCAGAACATCTGGTAGGGGTTACCCAAGTATGTGATGTTACCAATGCTTGACTTGTGGTGGAAATGACCAGAGAAAACCTGGCGGAACTTGAAGAAAACATCTGGTTCCATACCACCTTCATGAATCATACCTGGAGTAACTTCAAACCCATTAAGTTCCAGGTGACCCATAGCAATATGTGCTTTAGTCTGATCAATCATCGCCATGGTTTTGTCGTGGTTTTCGACATTGATCCACGGCAACATGAGAATCTTTTCTCCTTCAATTTCAACTTCAGTAGGTTCAGTATAGACAGTGATATTGTCATAATCCTCAAGGAGGAGTTCTGGTGAGTTGATTTCGTTAGTGTTCTTGTAGTACACACAGTGGTTACCCACAATCATATGCACATGGATTTCCATTTCAGAAAGACGATCAAAGTAGTTCTTACGAATACGTGACCAAACATTATAATCGATTGTCTTTCGATTGTCAAATGTATCTCCAAGATCAATAACTGTTTTGATCTTGTACTTCTCTAGAGTAGGAAAGAAAACATCGTCATAAAATTTTTGAAAAAATTCCCAGAACTGAATACTACCTTTACGACCATCTAGATGTTGATCTGTAATTAGTGCAACTGTCATGTTGGTTGATGATCCGCCATGCCGTCATGGTTGCCGTCGCTTGGTAGTGCGCCGTATTTAAGATACTCAATTGCTTGAATAGATCCTTCCAACCTTTCAAGATCATCAACAATTCTACCAAACTTTTCAGCAGCATCTCTTAATTGATTCTGTTCTGCTATTAGTTGTTCCTTTCTTTTTTTGAAACGATCAAGTAATTGATCATAATTTTCAGTTTCTTTTGTCACAGTTTACCTCCTACAATACCGTTGTTTATGGTTCTAGTGTAATCTTTAAGACTACCATCTTGTAAACACTTAAGATGCCAACGTGTCATTTCCAGAATTCCTTCATAGGTGCCACCAGTAAGGAAATGAGCACCATAGATAGGTTCTTTTACGACGCTAGTATAAAGACCAAATCGTGTCTTCTTTATATAGAAAGCATCATCAATCCATTCTACATCCTCAGGGATCTCTTTCTCGATCGTCGGATTCGGACCCAGACTCTCCAGAATCGACTGCTTCTTCACTTCCGTCTTGTTTTCCATTTTTATTAAATCCAAAAGGTCCCACTTTGTTCTTGACTCGATCTTTCATAACAGCACCAGTTAGTGCTTCCATAACTTTAAGAACGTCTTCTGCTTTTGTAGTAACACCTAAACGTTCTGATACAAAGTTATACTTTTGAAAGAATTCATCTGAGACTAGTTTGTAGTCTTCTACTGTAATTGGTTCGTCTTTCATCGGTGCATCTTGGTTTCAATGTTTTCTTTGATACTGTTGTTATCAGCATAACTAGAGTTCATTCCCATCATGCCAGATCCATAGTCGTCGGTATGCATAACTTGATCATAACCAGACTTTTCTAAGATCTTATTCTTGATCTCTAGTTGCTTCTTCTCCTTTTGGATCCTACGCAGGAAAGCATACCAGATAATCTGAGTAAAATAAGCAAATGGATTTTGAGATTTCTCAGGATTGAAGTTGTCAATGTACTGGAGGCAGTTCTCAATGCCGTCACAGATCATATCCTCACGGAACATGTAGTTGACAAAATTTGGTTTGTATGATAGATGTGTAGCAATCTTTAAGAAGCACTCCCCAATGTAATTCGGAACCTTTGGACGAGGAGTACCATCCGCTTCTGCTTTCTTCACCAAAGTCTTGTGCTCGATGAGTGCTGCAAGAAACTCTTTGTTATTAACGTAATACTCTTTGTTTTTTGTCCTTGGCATGATGCATTGGTTTGTTTCTAATCACACATACATTATAGCGTATTGCTGATTAAAAGTCAAGAGGGGTTGACAAATCCTCAGAAACCCAGTAGAATAACTCTGTCAGGGTTAAACACAAATACTAGCTTTTATTAAATAGATCTTCTAGGTATTCTTTAGTTTCTTTGACAGATCCTAAGTAACCCATTCTATTACTAAATTGTTTTGGTTTGACGTTGGTTGTATCTGGATCAATAAAGTCTTCTTTATTAAGGTTTTTCAGATAAAAGACCTCGATTTTTTTATCAAGTTCACTCATAGTAATTACTTGATCCATCTTAATAACATACATTTCATCATAACTGGATTTGATCCAGTCTTTTAATACAAATGCTTCTTGTTGATTTCTTCCTTTAACAGTCTCTACAATTCTAGGATGATCTATTAAGATGGAATCTTCATCTGGTAAAGTACATACCTTTGCGATAATTTCTTCACCAGATGCTAACTTGATTGTAGAGTAAAACTCTTTTAATTCTTCCATGTCATTTTAGGTCTATTTTTATTGTTTCATATTTAAAATTCTCTTCCTCATAAATTTTGATTCTTTCAACTAAATGGTTTAATGTATAGTTCTGACGATTACCTATAGTAATGTCATCAGCAATATCGTAAAGAGTAGCAAGTTCTTTACCCTCTTTCTTTCTCAGCACCCTACCGATAGATTGTAGGTTTCTTACTCTGGACTTTGAAGGTGATGCGAAGATAATGTTATGAAGACTCTTAATATTAATACCTGTGGAGAACGTACCATAAGAAGCAATAATGATTGCGTTATCCTGCTCCTCTGTAATGGTGCGTACTTCTTCTCGGTCTTCGGTGTCAGTAGAACCATGAACAAAGAATACTTCTCTGTCTGCTCCTACAACTGTATTTATCATATCATATAGTGGTTCCCCGTGCTTCTCCACATAATTGAAAAGCACAAGAGTATTTCCTTCTAGATCACATACTAAATTTTTAATGAGATTGTTTCGTTTTTGGTTAGTTACAATGTACTCCATCTCAGAATGATAGTCCTCAAAATACTGAGGGTCATGTTTACAAACAAGGATTTTAATTCTAAAGTTAGATAGGTGTCCCTGTTTGATTAGGGTATCTGTCTTAGTAACGCTCTCACAAGCACCGAAGAGACCCTCTAAGACCCACTTATGAGTCTTGCTACCATCTAGGGTCCCTGTAAACCCAAAGCGGTATTTGGCGTTGTGTAACTTGGTCATGATACCAGTAAGACTCTTAGACTTAAACAGGTGTGCTTCATCACCAATGACACAATCAATGTCATCAAAGTAACGCTTAGGAAACTTGTAGATAGATTGCCATGTAGAAATAATTACAGGTTTGTCAGTAGACTTATCTTTACCAGAATAGATTGTATGTACATGGTCATCAGTGTACCAACCATAGTCTTGAAAATCCTTAGTCATTTGTTCTACCAACGATGTGGTGGGAACGATGATAAGGATTTTTTTATTAGTTGCTACGTAGTAACGAACAAGACTGTAAATCATTAGAGACTTACCAGATCCTGTAGGAGACAAAAATAAACCACGGTTATTCTTCAGTGCTTTGTACACTGTAGCGTACTGGTAATCTCTCGGTTTGTATTTGGTAATCTTATCCATGAAAACTTTTACGCCACCAGGATTGATAAACTGGTTGTCATCTTCTACATCACCATACCAATCATTCTTGACATACTGAAGAGCGTACTGTCTTTCTTTACACCATTCCTTTAAGTGTGGTAGAAGACCACCATACAGTTCTCCAGTACCAGGAGAGTATAGATGAATAGTACCATCCCAATAACGATATCTAGGATTCTTTTTTAGAAATTTTGCTTCTGGAACTTCAAAAGCAAAGTAGTCAGACAACTCACGATGCACATGAGGTTCTGCTTGGATCTGAAAATAGACCTCATTCTTTTTACGGATTACCAGTCTCGACATTACTTGTCACCATTAATAAATTTTTCCCATTCAATCGCATTCTTTACATGATAATTACGCTGGGCAATCATCCTTAGAACTTGATCGAGATAATACAAGATTTGATCGATGTACTTAATCTTGCCTTCTATGTTGATAATGTCTTCATCTGATTCCATGTAGACTTTCATTTTTTCTGCAGTTTTGATAGACGATCCAAAGGGTTTCTCTGCATACACCTTTGCTTCCGCTTCGCCACTGTAGTATTCTCTTTTCTCTCTAACTAATTTGCGTACTTCAAATTCTAGAGAGGTTTTGATTTGTGTGAGATCTGTGTAGTAGTTGAGATACTTGTTGTGCTGGAAAGGAATCTCCAAGGACAACTTTGCTAAGTCTTCTGAGTAAGATTTGTTTTTAAATTCAAAGTCAATTTCAGTATCTTTTGACCACTCCTGCTTGATGTGCTCAAAAGTTTTAACAAGGTTTTCAAATTTCATACTTTAAAGTTTTGATCACGTATTGTAAAGTTGGTAAACTTAAATGTAACTGTAGCAGTAATGTAATCTACGTCTGTAACAGTTGCATCAAAGTCTAGTTGCGTCAATGATACTGGGAATAGATTTTCAAAATCAATAATGTGATTGACATTGAAGTTGGATGTAAGGATCATTAAACGACCACCAGAGTATTGTGGGTCTAGCGTAGGCATGTGCTCTTCCGAAGCACCGTTTGCCCTGATCCAGTTGTGAATTGTTTTGTAATTAATTAACTGTTCGTCAATAATAAAAGAAACTGTAAAATCCCCGTACGAAACACCACCACCAGCAATGATATCGAAACTACGGAATCTCGTGGGAACCTCTGTCGATGGCACTGTGATGTCGGGGAGATTAGCAGTTTGACAAAAGAAGTCCACAGCAGGGAACAACTCAAGATCCAACTTAAACCCTAAGGGTGCGAGATGGTTCCTGTTTTCTAGTTGCTCTTTATACCATTCTGCGGACATGTCAGCTTCCCAAGCTACTAACTATTTAGCGGTATCGTAAAGTCTCTAGATACTCAAGAACGTTGTCTCTAACCCACATTAATTCATGGTAACACTCTTGGTTGTGAGCACATCCTCTCAATTTTGAATCTGGTTTATGGACACTTTCTATAAAAAGATCTAGTCCTCGGTTCCATTTGTCTTTGTTTGTCATTTTGCTCCGTGGTTGTATTCAATTACGATTTTTTCGTGTGTTGTAAATTTATCACTACAAACGTAATGAGATGCTTTACCGTCTAGCAATTTTTCAATATTACTCACCTGTTGTAGAGCAATTATTTTGTTAGTTGCTATACGCCACTTTTCTTCGTTTTCTTTTCTGGGATCGCTCATTTTTGCATTGCCTTCAACGTTGAGATTTCTGCCTGAAGTTCAAGAATCTGTCTTTTCAGTTCATCAACTTCTTCTTTATGATGCTTCTTTTGATACTTGACATGATTAAGAATTAGAAAATCATTCATTAGGGCATCCTCCAATATGGTTTAACCATTTATCAATTGCTTCTTGAGTAGGAACTTCAATTCTTACCCTATCACCGTTTTGCTCAAATTCCTCATTCATATCGATATATGTTTGAGGAGTAATCCTAAT